GGCGCGAGACTCATCCCCGCGGCAACCCTCAACCAGTACCTACAGGGGGCGGGCAGGGGCCAGAGCCTGCCCGTTCGGTGGCGGTCAGGGTCCATCGTTACCCACCTCTGGTTTGCGCCTGCGTGTCTTGGTTGCAGCCCCTCGCGTGTCCCACGACAGCACGGTTCGTAATTCTGGAAACGCCTCCAGCATTGCGCGTAACACCTCGCACGACCGCGCCCGGTTTGACCACAGCGCATGACCAATCATTGAGATAATCCGTGCAACTTCAGCATGGGTCAGTCGCGGAAAAAGCACCTTCAAGGCGAATGCGTCGAAGCCGCGCGGGTTGGCTAAACGTAAGCGTAGCAATTCGCGTAACAGTTTGGACAGCCGCACTCTCTGCACGTCCTCAGCCGCGGCGGAAACCTCGGCTTCATCAAGCGCGGCAAACAACACCTCATATGCATCGTCTGTGCTCAGTCCGTGCTTGGCGGCCACCCGTTCTATCATCTCATGATCCATGTTTTTCCCCCTCAACCCGGACTAACCCGCTGTTCCATCGTGCCAACTCTCGGTCGCTAATCCGCCACTGCCGACCGACGCGCCTGGCGGTCAGCAGTCCGGCGCGCATATGCCGGAGTACCGTTTCGAGGGGTACCCCCCCGATTTTTGAGGCCTGTTTTGGCGTGTAATAAGGGGACATTTGCGGTTAATTCTCCAGTTCGTCTCGGTTTGCCAATTTTGCACCCCAAAATCGACGGCCAACGCTACCGATAGCCGCCGTTACCTGCTCTGAGTCGGCCTGGAGATACGCCTCGGTAGAGCGCACGTCCGAGTGCCCCATGGCCTCTTTCGTTCCGAGCAGTGGATCGACCTTCACGCCTGAGGCCGACAGCCCCATCAAATGGTCGTGGACCCCCTCGCCAAACGTTTTTCGCATGCTGTGCGTTCCGCCAACCCGCCCCCGCAGCCGCAGCTTCATGGCTGCCCGCCGGTGCAGTTTGTAGAGCGTATGCCTGGAGATCGGCTTGCCGGTGCTGCGGGCAAACAGGTATTCGTCGCGGTGGACTACCTCCCCCCCCAAGTAGTTTTTTAACACGCCAACCAACTCCGCGCACAGCAACACGACTCGCGTTTTGCGCCGTTTCGTGTGCCGGCGCCAGATTGTCACCTCGGCCCGAAAGCTCCCGTCCATCTCCAACACGTCCCCCATTCGAACGGTGCAAATTTCGCTGGCCCGGCACCCGGTCATCACGCCGAACAGAAACGCGGCCTGGTTTCGCGGGCCCTGCTTACCCCGCGCCAACTCCGCGGCCATCATGGCGACCTCGTCCTCGGTATATGCGCGCTGACCGCCCATTTACAGCTCCTGCCACCAGTATGTGTTGCCGTCCCCGGTCAGCCGACTTTCTTCGGTCCACGACTCGGCGGTCGGGTCCCAGGTCCGCGCCCACCCCCGTTCGGCGATTCTGCGTTTGATTTGCTCCCAGCGTCCGGCGCCGATACTAGCTATCACGTCGTCCCGGTTGGCGTTGGTCGAAAACCAAGTCCGTTTTTTCGCGATGTAGCGCGCGTCAAGCATCGAAAACAGCAGAGCCCGAGCACGATCGGTGATGTTCTCCTGCCCGAAATCGTCGAATACCAGCAAATCAACCGCGCGCGCCTCTTCCAACGCCTCCCCCGCCCCCTTTTTTGCGCCACTATCCCGGCTGCACAAGTCTTCGCACCAGGTCGCGGCTTTCAGCCAGCGGGCCGACGGCCGATTGTTCCGCCACGCATCAATCACCAGCGCCCGAGCCAACGCCCTTGTTTTTCCGGCACCGGTATACGCTGCCAGCCAAATCCAGCCATCCGAATGGCTCACGCACCAGTCGAGAAGCTCCGTATTCGCACCCGGGTGCTGCCGGTCGTAACTCCAGAGTTCCCGAGGCACGCCCACGACCTGCAAATGGCGCTCCAAACGCGCTACCTGGCGCAACCGCTCCCTCTTCGCGATGCAAGCATCGCAGAACCGCTGCGCATGTGTCACACCGAGCGCGGTGACAACCGTCGTCTGTGTTCCGCACCCCTCACACGTACCATGCTGTGCCAATGCGCTAGTCATCATCACCACCTGTAATTCTTCGCTCGTGTCGCCGCTTGCCCCGCCCCCCCGAACAAATCCGGAATCTCGTCGTTCCAGCGGTCCTGATTCAGCCACGTGGCCGGATGCAGGGGCCGATACCCGGCTTGCCCGGACCGTTGCGCCTCGTAGCGCTGAAACGTGCCCAGCCCTGCCATGATCGCCTCGACCGTCGCCCCGCGCTTCAACGCCGCCCGCCAGGCTTTCCACGCTTCGCCTTTCCCGATCTTTGTCGGGACTGCCTTCCAGAATTTCTCGAAATCCTCCGAATATCCCCCCACACCCCCCTTCTTAGTATTCTTATAATTCTTGTCTTCTATAGGGGGGATTGTAAGGGGGGAAGGGCTCTGTTGTACCGTCTGTTGTACCGTTCCCGTTTCGTTTTGTTGGCTTTTTTGTTGTCCCGTTTCGGTATGTTCTGTTGTCCCGTTGCCTTGATACTTCGGCCAGTTAACTATTGATATTACGCTAATTACACGGCTTTTTTGTTGTACTATTGCGCCCTCTTCTGTTGGCTTTTCTGTTGGCTTTTCTGTTGTACCGTCTGTTGTACCGTTTTCCTGTTCGTTGAGAAAACGCCGAACCTTGCCCCGCGACCAGCCCCAACGCTCCGCCAAATCGCATTCCGACACAGCCAGTTGACCCGGCGCCAGGTCTACCTGAATGCCCCGGACGACCACACTTTTCGGCGTCCAGGCAGCTTCTAATAGCAGGTCTATCCACGCCTGTCCGGGGCTGAACGGTTTCCGCGACCAGACCTTAGAGGCTCGCACCTGCCGCCACAGCTTTATGTACCCGCTCGCCATGTTGTTGCACCCACCACCTACCCCGGAAACTCACTCCACTCGTACCCGTACAGCGACCGGCCACTCTCCCGCCGGCCCCGCCGCCGCATCAACGCCAGGCCGTCCTCGACCACCATCTCGTCGAGCGGTTCCTCTGGATTGCCTCCCGGCACCGTGCCACTGCATCTCTGGGTGCGACCGTCCGGCCATAGCCAAACGTCCCCCTCCAGCCAAGGCTCGTAACGCCACCCTACCGCCGACCACTCCCCCCACTGCTTGAAAAAAAACGCCACACACCCCGCCTCACACTGCCGCTGCAAATGCCACGCCCATTCCGGGTGCATCAGCCGCGCGTCTGGCCCCGACTCCCCCCCCGCAATCACCCAGTCCACCCCGTTCCGCCACCAGTGAGGCCCGTTGTCAATCAGCCACTGCGACAAATCCAGCGCCCCCAACAGCGGCTCCGCAGAGACCCCCCGCACCCGAAACGGCACCCCCAACAGCCGGTCGATACGGTCCGTGTGCCCCTGGCTCTCCACCGACACCAGCCCCCAAACGTGTGGCCACCCCTGCCTCCAATCGCGCGGAAAACGCTCAGGCCGCATCCTCTCCGGCCGTTTGGTCGGGACAATGAATGTCAGGTCCGGACGTTGGCGCATGATCTCCCACGCCTCCCCCCGCCACTCATCCGCCCTCTCGTGCCAGAAATCCGACCACGAACACACAAACACCCGCTGCCCGGCCGCCAATGTCAACGGCAGCCGGAAGGTCTTATCCGCCGACCGCACCACCGTCCAAGGGTCCTGCCCGTACCGCAGCTTCTCCCGGGCCATATAACAATTTTCGCACCCCCGTGACACCGGATTGCACCCCTGCCATGGATTCCACGTCGCATCCGTCCACTCGATACCCGTTTTTTCTGCCATGCCTCTCACTGCCTCCTGTCTCCGTCGGTCAACCCGGTCACCCCTCCGCCACCGCCACACACCCCGCCGAGGTCCACCGTCGATCCAGCTCGCGCCGTACCCGCACCTCCCCGCGCACCGCGCTCCAGTCCAGCTTGGCCAGCCGCCAGCGCACCACCCCCAAAACCTCTCGCGCCCCCAGGCCATCCTCGAACCCGCCCAGGTCCATCTCGTATGCCTCGCTGCCCGCTCGTGTGGTAGGATCGCGGCAAAACACATTTACCACACTCGGCCCGCCCTCCCGCAACCAACACCGCAGGCACCTCCGAACCACCTCCGCCCGCGACACCCCCAACGACTGCGCCAACACCCCGACCCGCCCGTATGTCCTGCTGTCAATTCGGATCTTCACGACCGCATCCCTTCCCTTTCCCTTCTTCCGTCTTCCGTTTTCCGTTTCCCGTCTTCCCCCCCATTACCCCCGCACCGCATCCCATAAAATCGGCACCCACACCGGCGCCAACACCACCCCGGTCGCAACAATGCCAAGAACCACCGACAACCACCACGGAGGCGTCTCCGGTTCCTCTGCCCTCGCGTCTCTGATCCGTTGCGCTATTTGCATCGCTCACTCCTTCTCGGGTGTCTTGAGAATATTGGCTCGCTCGTTTTGCTTGGGTGTCTCCGGAACATTGGCCCGCTCTTGGCTGATGGGTGTCTCATATCGCGCGGCCCGCTCCAGGCTATTGGGTGTCTCGCAACCACTGGCCCGCTCTAGCAGGTTGGGTGTCTCTGAACCAATGGCCCGCTCTTGCTTTTTGGGTGTCTCTGAACCAATGGCCCGCTCAGCCCTTCGTGGTTGCCTCATCGTCTACGGCTGTTAACACCCGCGTCAACTCGTCGCGCAGTTCGCAAAACACTTCCCGGTCCCCCTCGCCGGCGAATGTCACCCATCCCCGCCGGCACCACGCCGTCAACTGCCGCGCCAATCCAATGGCCGGGATTCCGTACTCCCGCTTCCGGTGTACCTCGTAACCCGCCCGCTGAATCGGCGCCGCCCCTTTCGGCACCCCCACCTTCACGGGCAACGCCGTCGGCGTCTCCTTCTTCCGCCCCGTCCCGAACACCAGCACCACGTGCCCGCCCCACTGTTCCACCGCCCTGGCCGACACGTTGAACAACCGCGCCACCTCCGCCGCCGACCGACCCGCCTCTATCAACTCCAACGCCACCCGCCGCCGCGCATACCCGCCGAGCGGCAGCCCGTGGGTGCTATTGTCGCGGGCGAACTCCTCCAAAACAGCCGCCCAATCACCACACTCGAGCACCTCCACCGCCGTTGCGTGATCGTCCCCGAACTCCTCCCGCATCGCCGTCACCCGGTGATTACCCCCGACCACGATCCCGTGCTTCCGGCACCACTTCACCGGCGGGAACACAGCCCCCTCCCGCAGATTCTGCCGGTACCGGCTCACCGTCACCCGATCGACCCGCCGCAAATCCAACAGCCGGTCCGACAACACCAAATCCTTGACCGCCATGCTCTCTGTCTTCACGTGCCTAACCTCCTTGTGTGCCGCCAACAAAAAAAGCCCGCCCCGGCAGCGGGGAGTAAGGGAGAAGGAGGGGTGGTAGGTGCGCTGCCGGCGCGGGCAAAATGTTCTGTCTCTGATCTCACTATCTCACTACTCCCGTGACCACCCGACCCCGATGTCTCCAGTCAACTCGGTCAATCCGGTCCTCCCGGTCAATCCACCCTCCCCGTACTAACCCGGACCGTGCTGTCCATCCACTCATCAATCTCCGACTTTCGGAACCGATAATGCCGCGCCGGCCGGAAGCACGGCACCAACCCCTGCTTCACCAACGTCAGCAAGGTCTTCCTGCAAATGCCGAGATACTCGGCTGTCTCGACCGAGGTCATCACCGGGGGCCAGAATCTCCGCTCTGTAGTGCCCATCGATACGTCTCCCTTACAACGCCAACTGATTTTCCGCCCAGTTTTGCCGCGCGTCGTCAGCTCCGCGCCCGCACGCCTGCAAAACCGCGTCGTCAGGCCAATACCCGCGGATCGCAGTCACCAACCGAGCCACTTCCACCGCCGACGGGCGTTGGTGCTTTGTCACGCGCACCACGTCCGGAGCACCAGGCCCGCCGATGAACTGCACCGTTACCCGGACGTAGGTGTCAATGGCCTGTATAATCACGCACCCCGCACGATGTTTCTGTTCCGGCATCGCCACTCTCCCTTACTGCACCACCTCTGTGGGTAGTTTACTGCCCGCCAGCGCGCGAAAATAATACCCGAGCGCCACCCTGGTAACCGACGCCTTGCTCAGGCCGTGTTCTTTCGCGTGCGTTTCCAGCACGCGCAACAGCTTGGGGCTCAGCGTTACCTGAATCTTCGGATTCGTCTCTTTTGCCATGCCTTGTGCCTTCCCGATTGGTTGCTTTTCCAATACCATACAGGTAGAAAACTACCCTTTCAACCCCATTTGTGTAATTTTCTTGACTTTTTTTACCGTCAGGTATAGATTGTTGTCGTAAGGAGGTGGTGCAGAATGAAACAGCTATCAGACTTTGCCAAAAACCTCAAGGCGAGACGGGAAGCGAAGGGCTTTTCGCAAGCAGAGCTGGCCCGACGCGCGGGCCTGTCGCGCGAGTCAATCAGTAAGTATGAAGCAGGAGGAGCTTGGAAAAACGGCAAGCATGTAACCTGGTGTCCAAAGGTCGAAAACCGCGAGCGCCTCGCCATGGCCCTTGACTGTACAACGGGGGATTTAGGCCGCGCATCGGCTGATCCGAACAAAGACCCCGGAACACTGACTGTTGCCGAGACGCCAGAAACAGAGTACGGTCTGCCGCAATCAATTTGCGCCACCAAGCCCGAGTGGTTGCGCGACCTCTGCGACGCTATCGACGAGCTCGACCCGGCTGAGAAGAGCGTCCTCGCCGGCCTTGTCGGCTCCCTTCTCAAAAAAAAGCCACAGACGGCGCATGTTCGGCCTATTCCGGCTCGTCCCCAAGCAGGATAACCCCCCCAACACAGGAGCAGCCCCATGACCCCCAAGCCCATGTCCTCGTTTCAGAATCTCGTCCTTGGTTTTGGCATCATCATCTCGTTTCTCGTCGCCGTGGCCAACACCCTGGCCCCGGTTATGGTGGCATCGGGCATGTACACTGCCGATGAAATGAGCGCACTGTCCGGCAACCCCGCCCCATGGTGGACGGTCATGCTGCTCTGCTGGATCATCTATGCCCTCGATGCCATCCGCGTAGCCATCCTCACCCCCCGCCCGCCCGAGGAATAGATGCCCCGCAAACAGACCATCGAGCGCGACGGCGTCGAGGTCTATCTCGGATTTCGCATCCGCGCCCGGCGCCGCCAGACCTGCACCCGCTACCGCGTCGAGGTTTCGAACCGCGGAGTCCGCACACGCCGCCAATTCCCCACCATCGCCCAGGCCCGGGCACATTGCGTTACCCTGGCCCGCGACCGCGAACGCCTCGGCGCCTCCGCCCTCAACCTCGACGACGCCGACCGCCAGGACGCCGCCCGCGCCAAACAACTCCTGGCCGGCTCCGGCCTCTCCATCCTCGACGCCGCCCGGATCGCCCTCGACTCCGGCCGCCACCGCGCCTCCAACCCCGTCACCGTCGCCGACCTGGTGGACAAATTCCTCGGCTGGATGCTCGACACCCCCGTCAAACTCTCCGCCCGCGTCCCGGGCCCCTACCGCCCCACCACGATCGCAGGCATCGAAAAACAACTCAGTCTCTTCGCGCGCGACCTCAACCAGACCCCCGCCGCGGACCTGGACCCCGACACCCTCCGCACCTGGCTCGACTCCCGCCAGTTCTCCCCCGCCAACTGGGACCACCACCGCCGCGCCGTCTCCATCCTCTACACCTGGGCCGCGCGCGACGGCGCCCCCCTGGCCGGCGCTGACAACCCGGCCGCCACCCTCCGCGCCTCACCGACCCCCCGCACCCTGCCCGCCATATTCCCCCCGTCCACCGTTGCCAACATCCTTGCCTGGCTCGTGGACCACGCCCCCGACCACCTCCCTTACTTCGCCGCCGGCTTCTTCGCCGGCCTGCGGCCCGAAGAGCGACGCCGCACCCATTGGACCGCCATAGACTGGGATGCCGGCGAAATCTTGATCACCGCCGCCGCCAGCAAAACCCACACCGACCGCCTTGTCACCCTAACCCCCAACCTATCGGCCTGGCTGCGCGCCTATCCCCGCCCCGACCGCCACCTCGGCGCCAGCGCTGCCGCCGCCACCAGGACGCGGGCCAAACTTCGCGAGGCCCTGGCCATCCCCTGGCCCGTCGACGTTGCCCGGCACTGCTACGCCACGTACCATTGCGCCCTGCACGGAATGGACGCCACCGCCGAACAGCTCGGCCACACCACGACCACCATATTGCACCGTCACTATCGCGGCCTCGCCCGCAACCGCACACCTGCCGCCACCGCCTACTTTTCGATTGTCCCCCCTGAAAAACTGTCCCCCCCGTGTCCCCCGCTTCCCTAACCCCTTGCCCCCCAACACCCGGCCCAGTCCTCATAATCGTCTGGTCGCAGGTTCGAACCCTGCCGGGCCCACCAATCAGTTTAGACTCTGGAAATGAAGGAGATACGGCACACCGGAAAAGTCGAAAACCGGACGATTCCGGGGACAAATCGGAGAGAAAAAACCGAAAACCGTGAGCACGGAGAGGCAAAAAAACTGTCCCCAGCGTGTCCCCGGTCCTCGTCGGCAAAAATAGGGCCGGACACACCGGAGGGGATGACGGCGCGAGGGTCCCCGGTGCGCCCGGATGGGTCAATCGTTGTGAATGTCGGCGGACGTCTCTTGGATTTGGCGGTGAATAACGGTCAATCGCCAGGCCGTAGCAGCCAGCCCGCCCACCGCAACAATCAGAGAGAGAACCGCCACGGCAAACATGCGATTTTCGCGCGCGGCCCGCAATCGAGCCGGGCAAACCTGCCAACGCTCGCTCAACGTCTGGACCTCAGACACCAGCCCGTTTCGGCGTCCGGGGCCGAAGAGCACGGTCTCGTGGTCGTTGTTGCGCTCCACAAGCACGGACAGTTGCGCGTGGATCTCGTCGAGTTTTTTGCGCTCGTCAACGGTGAGGGCCATGGTGTGCGAACTCCGCTACGTGGGCTGATACCGCGGCCACTGGCCGGGCGTGAGTTGGGCCACCAGCGTCAGCAATCCCTGTTGCTGGCGTTTGGCGGTTGTGCCTGGCGTCGGTAACGATTTCGCCCAGACGTCAGCATCGACGCGGCGGTAAATGTCGCGCACCGCCTCGGTGCAGTACCATCTGTGTTCGTGGTTGCGGGCGTGCGCAGTCCGCAGGAGCAGATTGAGGCCGATCCACGCGATAGCGCGCCAGTCGTATTTGAGCCCGATGCCCGCAAAATAAAGTGCAGAATCCCGAATCGTGCTCCGGGCGGAGTCGGTCAACCCGGCGTGGCGAAACAGGCAGACGGCAGACCGGGCGCGATGTATCCGCGCCTGATACTCAGACCACGGCGTGAGCACAAACCCGGCGCTGGTCAGAGCTTCGGCAACGTACCAATGGCTGGCGTGGAAAACTAGGATGCCATCGTGATTGCCCCAGCTCCGGAGCGTGGTCCGAATCGCCCAACCGTACAGACCGGCCGAGCGAACATGCACGATGTCGCCGGGTAGTGCTGTACCTGCGAGGGTCATTTTTGCACGTCCTCAGTCGTTGCCGCAGATTTGACGGTGGGTGCCACAGTCCCACCCGGCCCGGATTGCGCGGCGGGTCCGACCGCTGCCGATGCTGCCCTGCCAACGTCCGTAGGCACCTCCACGACCTTGCCTTGCTCGGCAGTCGTCTCGTTTTTCGCGCGCGTCTCGGATTCCGTTCCGAGGATCACCGGCGAAACCGTGAACGTGTATGTCGTGGTCGTTCGACAGCCCACCAAAAAAAACCCGATCACCAGAAACACCGCCGCCACCAGACGCACTGTGAGTGCCGTTCGCTTTTGCATCGTCAGTTTCCTTTTTGTTGTCGGCTCACTGCGGCTCATTGAGCAGTTGGGTTTGCAACTCCTTCTGCATGCGTTTCACAATTGAGGTAAATCCGCGCCATTGTTCCTCGACGATTGCCGGGCTCTCGCCGGCTGCCGGCGGCGGTGGAAAAAGGCGCAAAATGACGTTGCACAGCTCGAGTTGTTTCTGTCGATCGGGCGCTTGCGCCTGGCGACAAAGCGTGTACATATCCCGCCAGATTTCCAGCGCCTGGTCCGGGGTCGTAATCCCGCACAGATACAGCTCTTTGTACATGTCCAGCACCGCATTCACGTCCACTGTCTCGGATTTCAGCATGAGCCGAATCGCGCCCTGCAAATAGCGGCGGGCCGACACCGGCACGTTGCGCGATTTCGCAAACTCGAACTGTAGTAGCGCATATTTCAGCGCGTTTTCGTCATCGCGCAGCGCCACGTAGCACGAATAGGCATTTCCGTAGTGTTTCGCCTCCAGAAAATGCGGTAGGGCCTCGGCGATTTTTCCCGCGCGCAGCAAAAACGTTCCGATCGTGTTGGGGCGAGTGTACGTGGCATACGTGGGGGACGTATCGAGTTTCGTGGCTGCGGCCAGCGGTGCGATTTCCGCAATGGCCTGCTCTGCGGTGATTTCACCGGCGCGCACGCGCTCGGCAAGGATGACTCGCTGCGCTTCGTAGGCCTTAAAATCGATTACGACCGGGGCGGGTGCGGCCGCGGGCGGTCCGGCGGCGCCGGGCTGCTGTGCCAGTGCCAGCATAGCGGACACCTGGATCAGTGCGATAACAGCGAGGGTCACGAGTGCGATTTTCGTTTTTCTGTCCATCATTGCTCGGGTCTCCATTGGCTGCGGGTCAGTGTGTCGTGTGTCGGGTTGGTTTTCGGGGTCGGGGCGCGATTATCGGCGCCGTCTCCAGCCAGGGTGATTGTCCCGGTCCCGGCCGTCCTGTAGCGGTCTGCGATGCGTTCTCTCGTGCGGTGAACACCTCCTTTCTTCCAGTCTGGAATCTCGTGATAGGATGCATAGTATGGTTTCGGCCCTATGACCAGGGTCAGGGCCGGAGTGCCGTCCGGCAACATTCCCACCACGGCCTCGGGCCGAATCTGCGAATATCCGGCATTGAATACGACGATTCCCCCCGCGTAATCCGGGACGGCGGTTTCGATCGTCCCGCGGCGCAGGAACGACTCGCCGAGGATTGGCAGGTCGCTGCGGAGTTCGCGGGCGATCGCCGAGACCTGGCGGTGGTATTCTGCCAATTTCGCGGGCCGGCGGGTGTGCGGAATCGATGTTCCCCGCCAGGCCGGCGCGAATGCCTCGGCGTGTGTGAGCAACGGGGCCAGGCGCGCGCGGAACGTGTCGAGCCGCCGATATGGCCGGGTTTTGCCGCGGCCCTCGGGCTGTCCGTAGGCCAGGACGATCCGCCAGCCGTCGGCGTGGAGCGAATCGAGAATGCCGGCCAGGGCCCGGGAGTCCTCCCCGTGCCAGACGGCCAGGATGCCATTGTATCCGAGGGTCCGAAAATAGGCCAGCTCGGCCAGTTGGTTCGCGGACTCCGCAGGGGTGTGCGGGGTCCGCACCTCGCCGACTGCCCGGAGCGTTGCGAGGTCCGCACAGGGGACGTGCCCGAGGGGTATCTCGCTGTACTCGCGCCAGGCGCCCAGCCACTCGGCATCGTACTCCGTGGTGCCCGTTGTCCAGTCCGGATGCACGTCGGCAACCGCGTCGTAATAGCGCAGAGCGCGCTCGGCATTGCGCTCGGCCCAATTCACACGCCGGGACGGGCGCGGCCGCTGACTCTGGCTCTCGACGGTCGGCAGCGTCAGCGTTTCGACGCGCTCGACGCGCAGGTCCTCGGCCGTGGCCGCCGCCAGGCAGAGCAGGGCAAAAACCGACGGAACACGGAAAACGGAAGACGGAAAATGCCCGCCGGCAAATCGCCAATCGCCAATCTGCAATCTCAAATTCATAATAATCACCATCCCCAGGTTGCGCGCGGTGGTTTGCGTTCGGTGGCGTGGGATTTCATAAGCACGATCCACTGATCCCGCCAGCCATTGGTGCCGTCGCCGGTCGTGTCGTCTGCGAGGTCCGCATTTTCGTAGACCCCCCCGGCGATATACAATCTGAGTCGGTACAGCTCGTCCTTCGGCAGGGTCCAGTGATTGACCAGGTCGTGCCCGAATGCGTATTCCGCGCCGTCGAATGCGAGGTCCGCACCGGTCCACGAGTAGAGCGTCTGCCAGGCCCCGCCGGTCTCCCCGGGCGCCCACTGGAGCGTCACGGTATCGATGGCAATGCCGGTGATGGGGGATTTCTCGACGATCACGCGCGGAGTGACGGACAGCGCGATGGAGGAAATGGTACCACCGACAGGCGGGGTGCCTACGGCGCCCACAGAGTAGGACAGCACACCGGAATAAAACGAGACCACGTAGATATAGGTCCCGTCACCCCAGATGCCGTAATAGGTCCCGCCCTGGTCGTCGGTGTCGATATAGGTCAGATTTCCCGACCCGTCCGCGGAATACGAACGGAGACCATCAGCCCCACAGGCAGCGTAAATATAGGTCCCGTCACCCCAGACACCCCGATAGTCCTCGCCCTGGTCGTCGGTGTCGATATAGGTCAGATTTCCCGACACGTCCGCGGAATACGAGCGCAGACCGTCAGCCCCACAGGCAGCGTAAATATAGGTCCCGTCACCCCAGACACCGAAATAATTCCCGCCCTGGTCGTCGGTGTCGATATAGGTCAGATTTCCCGACCCGTCCGCGGAATACGAACGGAGACCATCAGCATTGCAGGCAGCGTAAATATAGGTCCCGTCACCCCATACATTGAGATATCCACCGCCCTGATCGTCGGTGTCAATATAGGTCAGATTTCCCGACACGTCCGCGGAATACGAGCGAAGACCGTCGGCCTCACAGGCAGCGTAAATATAGGTCCCGTCACCCCAGACGCCGTAATAGGTCCCGCCCTGGTCGTCGGTATCGATATAGGTCAGGTTTCCCGACCCGTCCGCGGAATACGAGCGCAGGCCTTCAGCCCCACAGGCAGCATAGATATAGGTCCCGTCACCCCAGATGCCGTAATAGGTCCCGCCCTGGTCGTCGGTATCGATATAGGTCAGGTTTCCCGACCCGTCCGCGGAATACGAGCGTAGGCCGTCAGGCCCAGACGCAGCATAGATATAGGTCCCGTCACCCCAGATGCCGTAATAGGTCCCGCCCTGGTCGTCGGTGTCGATATAGGTCAACTGGCCGCCATAAGCGCCACTCGTGTCGTAATCCGGGGCCGCGCCGTCCGCCGAGGCTGCCGTGCTGGTCGTGTTGACCGCGACAATTTGAACATTGGCCCACTCGGTGGGCCAGTCGAACCAGGCCAGAGCCCCGGGTCCCCAGGCAAGCAGGCCGGCGAGCAGGCCGGTGAGTAGCGCTGTGCGTCGATTTACCATGAGTGCGTCCTCAGACTCCAATCGCCCCAGGCGCTGCCGTTGTGAAACCGGACGCGCCAGTAGTAGTGTGTTCCTTGTTCGATGCTCGCGTTTGTGAATGTGTAGCTGCCGCTGTTTCCGTGGTATGCCCGGGCAACCCCGGCGCCGGTGCCTCCGCTGGCCGGCCAGGCCACGAATGCCGTGCCGTTCGAATACTCGCAGCCGGTCTGGCCGTCCCCGCCGTCGCCCGCGTCCCGGCTGTCGTTTTCCTCGATCGGGCTGGCAAAATCCGCGCTATCGTCGATCTGAATCTCGAATTGTAGGTCCCCGGTTTCGCCGCCCGTCGTCACGAACGTCCATTTATTGCCGAGGGTGTGTCCGGTGGTGGCCAGGAATTTGATTTGCACGCCATTATTCAGGGTCTGCGCGCTGCCGGTGATCGCCACCGTTGCGACATCCCACGTTGACCCGCCGTCGTCCGACCACTTGAACGTGTCCGGGATTGCCTCCGCATCGATTTCGACGACATACGTTAGGCTATTGGCGCTGGCGTAGGTGCCCGAGGTAAACATGTCGTTCACTCCGGCCCCGGTGAATGCCGGGTGTCCGATCGTGCCCGCGTCGAGCGGGATGGTGAATGGCAGCGTATAGGTGGCGCCAACGATCGACGCCCCCGCCTGTGCCTGGAATGCGATCGAGCCGTCGGCCTGGACCGCCGGCACGTCGTCCTGAGCCGCCCCGCTCGCATCGACCTTTACCCAATCCGTGCCGTCGAAATAGATCATATCACCCTTGGCCGGCACGATGGCTGCGATGTCCGCGAGGTAGGCGTGGAATGCCTGGACATTGGTCCCGATGGTCAGTCCCAGCGAGGTCCGGGCCGTGGCGCCCGATTCGGCCACCCAATTCGCGCCGTCACCGACGATGATGTTGCCGTCGGTTTTCGCCAGACCTGCGATGTCCGCCAGGGATGCGTGGTACGCCTGCACGTCGGTCCCGATCTCCAGGTCGAGCAGGGCCTTCATCGCCGCGTAGGTCGCGGCGCTCACCAGGCTCTGACCGTTGGCGCTCGGGGTGACCCCGGCCCAGGTATCGAGGTCTGCGTCCCAAGCCTGGACATTGGTCCCGATGGCCAGCCCGAGCGAGGTTCGGGCCGTGGTGCCGGATTCGGCCACCCAATTCGTACCGTCGCCGACGATGATGTTGCCGTCGGTCACGGCCAGACCTGCGATGTCGGAGAGCGTGGCCGCGGCGGGCCCCTCGACGGCCAGGCCGGTCGTGGCATCGTACTGGAGCAGCGTGCCGTCGGCCGGGGTGGCGGCGTTGTCGAACATGAGCCCGACATTGGCGGCCAAGGCCAGGAAGGCGCCGCCCGTCAGGGCCAGGCAAATTACCAGGGTGCGGAGTCTGCTCATGTTACTGCCTCGGTTGTGTATCGGCCCAAATTGTCGATCAGTATTCGCCAGCGGGTGCCATCCGCGCTGGTCAGGATCGGCCCGATGGCCGCGGTCAACCATTCCACGTCGCCGGACCCGACCAGCGGGACCTTGCGATTGTCGATCGCGTCTTGCGCGTACCGCTCGCGGAACTCTGGATACGATGGTGTTGGCGTTGCTACCGGCATGGTGTTTTTCTACACGATCGGGTCCGACACGCAGACCCGGCCCATGTTATCGACCGTCAACCGGCGGCGTTCGCCGGCGGCGTTCCGAAAAATCCACCCTTTGGTCGCGTCGGTGATCTCGATATCGCGGGTCTCGACAATCAGCGCGTAGCCGGCGTCGATGACATCCTGGTCCGCGGCGGTCCGATAGGTGGGCTCGGTGATGCCCGCTGGAATCGAGGCCGACGCGCGCGCGATATTATGGATCAGGCACGGATAGTCGAACACAATCGAGGCGGTCGAGGCGCCGAACCGACGCAGGTACAGGCGCGTATCGAATTGGATGCGATTCGTGTCGAGGTGGTCCTCGAATTCATCGGTGTAGGTATTCAGCCGGACCGAAAGCTTGCCATCCTCCGCGTCCGCGTCGGCCCAATCGCCGGCGATGTTGAATTGGTCGTCCTCCGAGAGGCACAAGACCGTGGTGGTCTGGTCGTAATCCTCGGCGACCCCCAGCTCGTAGGTATTCGACGCGTGGAACCCGACCGCCGCGCCGTCACTGTCCACGCAGGTCAGGCACAGGATAACGATTTCCTCGCGATACAGGGTCAACAGCTCCTCGCCGGCCAGGGGTACGCCGTCGGCGGAGACCAATAGACGCCGGTCCACGTCGGCGTACAGATACAGCCTGGTGATATCCGAGGTTGGCATGCCGTTTTATCCTGTTCGGGTCTCTGTATTGTGGGCGTTTTGTTCGGTTACACAAACACGAAGCCGCCGGGGACGTCCCATTTGAAAATCGGGTATGCCCAGGCGAGGGGCGATACGCCGGACTGCGCATACCACCCGATATTGTAGGTCGATCCGGAAATGGTTGGCAGTACCGGTAACGTCTCTGCCGTGGTCGGGTAATCGCTGGTGCGGGTAATCGTGGCGGCAGGCCCATCCGCGAGCTGGAAGCCCCACATTTTTCCCTCCGAAATAGCTTCCCCGTTTGCGTGAAACTGATTGGGCGGGATCTGTGTCCATATCCGGGTGTACCAATCGATCGAGCATGCGCAATCGGTAGGCAAACGAGCAATCATCCATTTTTTGCGAAATCTCGTGGCCGACACTTCAAGCTGAAGCCTGTCCCACGAGGCGGAACAGCGTAATTGCCCCCCGCCGTCCGCCACCCATGGTGCGGCAGCCCATTGCGCTGTTATCTCGCTGTGCCAATCGGGGTACGAGGCTGGATATAGGCCTACTCGTCGCCGGGCTCCATCCACGCTTTCCGGGTACAGCGTGTAGGGAGATTGCCACCGGCCGTCCATTTGGTCGTATCGTGTCCATCTGCACAGTGACAGAATACGTTTTTGCTGAACAAGCCAATATCGGAAGGCGCTGCTAAGTAGCTGTCCGGGAACGGGTACCGGGTAAAATTCGGCATCTCCAAGCGCGGCCAACACCGTTGCATCGGTCCAGTTTGGCGCGAAGTCCGCATAGTCGGCGCCGTCCCACTCGGTAGCCAGGGTATGATTGACGTACGAACGGGCAATCGGCAGCGCATCGCCCACTGTCGTCACGTAATGCCCGCGATGGGGTTCCGGGGCGGGTTTTGCGGCCAAATAAATCAGGGGGTACCGTTTTTCTTGATATGCTTGCAAAACAGCATCGATATACCGTAGAGGCAACCGCCCTTGCAACGCGTCCGGGCTCGACCAATCCAAGGTCGGGTTGTTTGGATCGTCGCAATGTTCCCAATCTGTGAAGGTCAGTGCCATTTATCGGAAAATCTCCGGCTGAATCGTCCAGAGCTCCGTGTCGGTCCCGGCCACGTCCCATTTTTCCTTGTGCGCTACGAACCAGGCATACGCGCCAGAGGTCGGGAGGGTTTCGCCGGCAGCGATCGCCCCGACCTTGATCGTGGCCCCGGTCTCGGTGGCGGTGTTGTGCCGGCCATTGGCGTACACGTTGCCCACATAGGTGGTGTCGTTGGTTTTGGCGGTCAACTGGACCGGGGCGATGTCCGCGGAGCTGCTGGCGGCCGTCCCGCCGATGACCGTGCGCAGCGGGGTGGCTTGCAGGGCCTCCTCGACCCGGCGAATCCGGCGCGAGATGTTGCGCTGTTCGCCTTCGACGCGCCGGCGGCCGAGGGCCTGCAAGTTCAGGTCCGCGAATTCGGTGCGCAGGGTGTAGGCTTCGGCCCGGGCCCCCCAGGCGAACGTCTCGGAGGTGACGACCGTGGCAATGGGCACGTACTCCCCGCCCGAGTAGGCGCTGGTGACGATCGATCCGAGCCGCAGGCCGACGGTCGGGATGGCTTCCCGCGTGTACTCGATGGTGTTGCGGATCCGCCCGTACCAGGTTGCAAGCATCGCAGCAATGCGGCGGAGCTCCACGCGATCATCGCGCTGGTACTGGCTCGCCTGCGTGGTGTCCCGGTCGATCAGGGTGTTAACGTTCGGGGTCACCCAGAGGTGATAGCCGGGCACGTAGATGGTTCGTTTCCCGCCGGTGCCGGTGCCGGTGCGGCGGAACGTGAGGCGCGTGTCGGTGTAAAATGAGATCGTAACCAGGCCGTCCTGCCAATCGTAGTACGGGGTGTATTCGCTGGTGTTGCTGCCGAAATGGTTTTTCGCCAACAGGACGTTGGATTGCGGTTTCAGCAGCACATCCATGCCCTCATCCGGGAGGTCGAGACCGACGGCCGGGTGTTCGCGCTCGGTTTTCGAGGCGTTGACGTAGGCCGAATCGACGATCAGCAGGACCAGGCCCGGGCGCTGTTCGGTCTCGGAAATCGGGAAGGTCCGTTCAAACGTGTGGGTGGGGGGTGCGAATGCGCCCGGCGTGGTGAAATCGACCGTGCCGGTGTCGGGATCCACGGTCGGGATGAGGTTCGCCCCGCCAAAGTCGGTAAAATCCCAGGCGTCGGGAATTCGGAATCCGCAATAGACCTGGCGGTACTGGTCGTCCGAGCGCTCGGTATCGCCGGCGGCAAGAAAAGAGGTTTCTTCGGCGCCGGACCAGCGGGCCGTGAGGTCGGTCAGGGCCAGGGTCGCCGTTACACGCACCGGCTCGCTGTAGACCTCGATCTCGGAGTAGGCGGCCTCGCCAACCTGCGAAATCCGCACGTCCTGCACGAGCCGGTCGGTCTCGGTGGCACTGGAGAGCGAGAGCGTTGCGGAGTTCGCAGGCACGACCGTTGTGCCCGCCACCGTGACGGCCGCGTCCACCAGGCTGTACAGGGTCAGGGCGATAGTGGCCCCGTCCACCACCGGGCGCCAGGCAAACCCATCCTGTGCGCGGATGCACTCATTGAGCAAGTCGCGAATGTTTTTCCCGGCCGGGTCGATCTGCGGGTGAATCAGGTCGAGGGCGGTCGCACAATCGCCGGAGACCAGCGACCAGGTGAAGTCCGTCTCGTCCGTGGCCTCGACCAGCAGGTACTCAATGATATCGCGGGCGCTCCAGTATTCGGCGGTGCTGCCCCAGGCGAACGTGTAGCGGCCGGAGGATTTGGCGGCGGAGCGGTTTTTCTCGCGGGCCGCGCTGCGGCCGTTGAAGGCGAGCGCGTCGCCGATCTCGCCATAGGCCGCGGTCTGCGAGGTCCGCACGAAAAGCTGATCGAGCAGGGCTTCGACGCCATATGCCTGGTAGTGCGTGATGCCGGTCGGGACGTCGGTCCCGTCGGTCAGCGTGATCGTGCCGGTGCTCTGGATCGATGGGTCGCGGAGCGTGCCGACGAAGATCGTCTGCTCCGCGCTGTCGCCGTCGGTGACCGCAATCCGGCAGTAGTGGCCGCCGATGGCCAGCGGGGCAACCGTGCGGAAGGCGCCCCCGCCGCGGGAAATGCGGCCGTACTCGTATTCGAGCGCCGCCTCGGACCGGCCCGGGGAGAGCACCGCCGACACCCGCAGTGCGTACAGGTCCGCTTGCAGGGTCAATGTTGCGGGGTCCGCACCGGTGTAGACGCGGGCATAGACGGTTTTGCGGAGGTCGTCGGACATCTAACCCCCTCCCGCGCGTTGCAGGCGCCAGGTGGCCTCGACCAGGTAGGAGTTGCCGTCGGTCGAGACGCCGAGGGGCTTGACGATCGGCACGACATCGAGAACCACGATATGCGAGTGCGACCGACCCCCGGGTTCGCGGATGGTGACGAATTGCCCGCACAGGTTCCCGAAAGCGGTGGCTGCGGACTCCGCGGCGCCGCGGTCCGCGTAGGTTTTCCGCGTCGTGACCTCGAAGGCGGGCGCGCGTTTGCCGAGCTTCGAAAGCGTGTACCCATCGACGCCCGGGCGCTCGCGGGTGACAATCTCGTTCCGCCAGGCCGGGACGCGGCCATTCCAGGCATCCATCTCGTAGATCGATATTTTCGGGGTGGTGGTGGCCATTTAGTCAACATCCTGTGAGCTGCGACGGGATTGGGCGTCGGCCAAGCGTTCGGCGGCATTGCTCATGCGATCGATGGCGGAGGACAGGCCGCCGAGCCCGGCCTCTTTGAGAAGCTGAATGTCATGCTGCCGTTGGAGGTCCAGCAGGCTGGCCATGAGAATTTTGTACCGCTCGGTGTCCTTTTTCTCGTCCGGGGTGCTTTCTTCTAGGCGCCGGGCCCAGTATTCGGGTTGGTAAGACCCGGCCAGCCCCATTTGGCCGAAGCCCATGACATTCTCGGCCATGACCCCCAGCGTACCCATAAATCCCTGCTGTTTTTGCCACTGTTGAACCAGGTTGCGGGCCTCGGTTTTGGCGACCTCGCGCTCGCGGCCGATAACCTTGTCGTCCTCGACCGCGGACCGGCCGAAGGCGGCGGCGGAGACGACCCCCTCGCGGTCGCTGCTCATCGATTGCCAGTATTGGCCCCAGCGGCCGCCGGCCGTTTCGCTGCCCGGGGCGGTGATTTTTCCTTGCGTCGAGGTCATGGTCTCGGACCACCAGCCTTCGCCACCGAGGATCGCGGGCAGGACGGCGGCCAGGTCCTTGTGGCGGCCGAAGCGCTCGAGAATGTCCTCGCGGGTCTGTTTGTCCGCATCGGCATAGATCGCTTGCAGGTTGGACAGGCGTTCGGTGGTCGATTCGCCTTCGAGCTTGCCCCACTTCAGTGAGCGCTTACCCGTGCGGGGGTCAACGCCCTCGGTCGGGGCCAGTGCCTCGCGTTCGAGTCGGGTGGCCATGTTGATGAGGGCGGTTTTCGTTTTCGAGCCCTCGGCGTCTTTCATGGCGATGTTGAGGGCCGCGGCCAGTTCGCCGGCTTGTTCGGCGCTGTCGCCGGAGAGTTTGAGCGCCTGCATGCCGGGCAGGAGTTGAAGCTGGCTCTGGAGGGTCGTGGCCCGGCTGGCGGCGCCGACGCTGGCCAGGAACGCCATGTTTTTGGTGGCGTCGTCCATGCCGGTGATCGAACGCACATCGAGGGCGCCGCCTGCGAGTTCCGCACCCTGTCCGAGCCCGATGCGTTGGGCGCTGCCGGCCAGGATCGCGGCGCTTTTGATGGCGGCCGGGGAGGCGTCGCCCCCGGCGCTGACCGCCTCGGTGAGAATCGCATACATGTCCTTGAGCTCGACGCCGGCGCCGGCCGCGGCCTTTTTGGCGAAGGCGTCGAGGGCCTTCTTGTCGCCGCCCAAAAATCCGGACATCTGGGCGTTGAACAGGTACGCCGCCATGCTGCCCGAGGTTTCTTTGGTTTTGTTGACAAATTTCTGGTGCTCTTCCAACATCTGGCGGTACGCATTTTTGACGCTGCTCACGACCTGCATGACCGCGCCGGTGACGCCGGCCACGCCGACCATGGTCCCGATGAGCCGGGTCACGCTGTCGGCGGTTTTGCCGAAGCTCGATGCGCCGCCCTTACCGGTCTCGGAAAGCTTCCCTTGCAGTCGGCCGACCTGGGTTTCGAGTTGCTGAATTTTCTGGACCATCGCCTTGGTCTCGGCGGTGACGTCGAATGCTATCGTGGCCATGCGGGGCTCACTCCTGTTGTGCGGGACGGGGAAAGGCTACTTTTTTCGCTCTTTTTCGTGTTTTTGTGCTTTTTTTACGTAAAACGGCTTGACCACACGCCTTTTAACGCTATAGTATTTTATAGAACGAAAGAGATTGGCGAGTGCCGATCTCGAAAGGGCCGAGTGGCCCGGACGCCCGAAGCCGAGTGGCAGAAGGAGCTCAGACAATGCAGACCCTCCTCGAAACCCTCCCGACTCTCTCCGACGAAGACCTCGCAACTCTCGAAACCGCGATCGCGGCCGAGCGTGAACGCCGAAATGCCGCTGAACGCCCCCCCGATGCTGTCGTTGTCACAATCGACACCGGCCACGTAGACCAGGCTATCATCGGCTATGAGCATCATCGGAGAGGGTCGAACTGGATCGCGACGGTAACACATGACCCGGCCTCCCCCGGAGGCCTGGCCCGGACGTTTTGGGCGAAAGGCTCGGGCAGTTACCGAGCGATCCCAGAAACCGTCGCCGAAGGCGACATCATCGAAGTTGCCCATGATTATACCAGCGGCGGCGGCAATCGTTCCCGCAATCGGGATTATTATCGGTTGTGGGCCGTCACCTCCGCGGAAGTGATTCTCGTCGCAACTACCAAACCCTGACCCAGTCCCGTTCCGCCTCGGGTCTCGGACGTTCGCGCCCGAGGCCCGCACGGAGCGGAACTGGCGTCGCAGGTGCGGCTCCAACCGACCCACCGAGCGGAGCGGATTCTCCGCAAGCAGGCCGGCAAGCGCCGGCACACCAGGAGACCGACGATGAATTTGACACTCACGGTAAACACAACAGGAATCGCGAAGGGGGTTTCCCCCGGAAAGTACGAAATTGAATTGGACATGGCCAAGTTCACCAGCGACGAGTTGCAAATGCTGGCTAAATTGGTTTCCGACGACCATGGCCAAAATTTCTTCTCCCCACCGATCTCCGCCCCTACAGTGGAGGCGGTGCGAGAAGTCATTTCGGAGAGACTCGCGTACGACCGCGAGGTCGCGGCGCGAGAAGCAGAAAACAGCAAGAAACTTTACGAATCTGACCTTGCTCGACTCAAAACCTTTATTACTGCTGGGCCGGAAGGAGCCCTCGGCCATGAATTTTCGCAAGGCTCGTTTTGCCGGCCCAAGCTTCCTGCGGATCTGCTCGCCGAGGCACGGGCCGTGGCCGCCGCGGGCAAGAAGCTGGCGGCAAAACGGGAGGCCGAACAGACGGCCGCCCGGGAGGCGATTGCTGCCGCGCGCATCGAGTGGATTCGCGAGCGATCCCCGCTGACCGTCGAAAAAATCGACGCCGGGTACCGGTGTGATCGAGAAATCACCAATCTGGTGGTTGACGCGTTCTTGGCGGAGCTCGACGCGAAAAACGCGCGCGCACACTTGTCGCTGGTGGGAGGCGATCCCGATGTGCGCGAGCGCACAACCCCGACCGACTTGGCGTTCTTGGCATCCAAAACATTGGGCGACCTCGGGTCGGTGTACGCAACAAAAGTCGTCTGGCTGGTGCTTGAGGATGAGGACAGCTCCAGCGGGGAAGAGCAATTCGAGGCCATCGAGGTGACACTGGCCACACCGTGGAACCCCCCCCTCGGGTACCACACGATCTATATGAGGAGTCACTCGTTCGCAAACTAACCCCGGCCCGCCGGCGTGCGCGGCGGCGATCGCGAGCAGGAGTGCTGCGGTTGCCGCCGTTTTTGTTTGTTTGTGTTTGTCAATCTGGGGCATCGGGGTTGCTCCAGTGGTCGAGTACGATTTCGGTCATGTAGTCGGCGTAAGTGACGGTGTAGCGGGCGAGGCGGTTTTGCCGCCAGAGGCGGCGGGCGATGCTTCGCCGGCTTTTTTTTTAAGAATTTCATCCACGGCGGGGAGGTCCAGAATTGCGGAAATGATCCGTTGGTAGGACTCGGAGGTAAACAGGCCCAGGGCCAAGCATTCGTCGTGGGTCAGGTCGTAATTGACCGCCACGGCCTGGGCACAGGCGCGCCGCAGGAGGTCCTCGGCCATCTGGAATTGGTCGTCCTCGGTGATGTGGTCGAAAAGCATTTGGGCCACCAGGCACACGTCCTGGTAAGCGGGGTCGAGCTCGCGGATGACGGCGCCGGTTTCGTCCAACGTCTCGCGCCAGGGAATGCGGCAGTTGGGCATATCGGCCAGGGCGACGGGGATGGTAAACATTCGGCCGCCTCCGAGTTCGACAGCGTACCCGGGGGCCATGATATCGCCGCGGGCGTCGCGTTTGGCGAAGTCCGCAGATTGGTAGTCGTTGCGGTAGCCAATCCAGTGGGCGCCGCATTTGCGCCAGGTTTGGCGCTCGGGGTTGTACGAGATCAGTACGTCCTGCTGCGGGGTGATGAGTAGGCCGCGGCCGCGGTCCGGGCCCGCGACGTTCTGTTGCGAGGTGCGCCGCCGGAATCGGTAGCGTAGTCCCTCGGGCAAGGCCGAAATGTCATCGGAAAACATGCCGCCGGCGTGGGCCGCCGGAAAGTAGTAGAGTAGCGCCGAATCCCTCATTTTGCTTTGTCCTCTGTTGTCCTGTTGTGTCACGTCCTCGCATCGGACCGGACGCGCCGGACGGCCGAGAAGATGACGCCCGCGGCCTCGGGCAGCTCCTGCATGACCTCGTCCACGAGCCAGACGCCGTCGGCGGCGGTGATTCGGTCGCCCCGGCCTTTGTACGCCAGAAGCACGAGGGGGTCGCGGATCAGGATGCGGGCCTTGACCTCGTCGTATTCGGAGCCGAACCGCATGGCCTCGGTGATGTTACCGCGGTTGACCAGTGCCCGCGTAACAAGGGTTTCGCCGTTGAGCGGTTGGTACGTGATGACCTCGACGGGCAGGACGGTATTCTCGTCGTCGATCAGAGTGTCCAGGGCGGTAGCGATTTGATCCATTACGCTCACGGTCAGACAAACTCCAGTTCCAGCTCTGCGCCCAGCAAAATCGGGTCTGTCGCCTCGTCGATTCCGACCGATACCAGCCGAATAGCGCTCAGAATCACGGCATCGGGGTTGTCGATAATTTCTTGGACGATTGCCCCGATTTGGTTTATTAGGCCTATCACCTGGTCTTGGGTGGCGACCGCCACCGCTTTCACAAAGTGGACGGCGACCGTCCGGTCGGCGTCGAAATTTGCCAGTCCCGGCCCGACACCGGTGCGGCGGTAAAGGTGCTCCTTTTCTTTCCAGCCGACGACCGCCCAGCCGTCCCCGGCAGCCAGCTCCGGACCGCCGATGCGCTCGTACACGTAGATCGTGTCCGACGACGAAAAGGCGTGAAAATTCGCGGAAGCGCGAATCCACCCCTGAACGGTCTCCAGCGGCAGGCCATACAGGCTTTGGAGTGGGAACGAGGGCATGATCTACGCTCCCGGGGCAACGGTGGCGTACTGGAGGTAGCTAGTGCCAGCCCAGGCGCTGGCCAAAAGATCGACGGTGATGCCGACCTCGCCGGGGGCCCCGCCGGCGACTTCGTCGATCGAGACCAGGCCCTTCTGGCCGGTGACGGTGTAAGTTCCATCGGGCACACCGCCCTCGTCGAGCTGGTCGAACACGGCGCTAATTGTGGTCTCGGCACCGCCGGTGTTAATCAGGGCCTGGGTGGCGGCGGCAAGCTGGCGGCAGCGAATGGCCATGGTGGCGGCTTGTTTCTCGCTATAGGCCTGGGTCGGAAAGACATAGCCGTCCTCGCCGGTGTTTTTGGCCACGGAGTAGCCAAAATTGAGATCGAAGCTGCGGACGCCGCTGAGGGCGCTGCCGAGCGTGACGGCGCCGAGCATCCAGAAATCGGAGTTGGCGGTCAGGGTGGCCGCGGTGGTCCCGACAGCGACCGGGACGGTCGTGCCATCGCTCGAAACGGCGTGCACCCGGACGGCCAGGTCGGCTTTTTCGCCGGCTTTGCCGCTGAGTTTCACGGGTTCGATGAGGCCGGCGCCGATGGTGACCGAGACGTTGCCGGTGCCGAGGCCGGTCGCGGCATCATAGGCCTTGAAATAGAGGATGAGGCCGGTTCCGGACAAGGCCGCGATGGTGTTGCAGAGGTTGATTTTGTTGGTCGAGAACTCAATCACCGGCTCGGCGCCGAGGGTCATGGCCGCGGTGGGCGAAATGGCGCCGGCGCTCTCGACGATTTTGCGCAGGCCCGGGGAGAGTTTGACCGAATCGGGCAGGACATTCGCCTGAGCCGTGCCCGAGACGCTAACGCCGATCAGTGCATGTTTTGCGATGTCCGCCATGGTAGGCTGTCTCCTGTTAGTCCGTTTGCATGGTCACGCGACCGAATGTTTTCTGCCGGGCCGTGTCCTGTTTGAGTTGAAACGCGAGGGTGGCCCTGTAGTGTTTTTTCATGGCCTCGCGCTCGTGTTCGGTGACGTGCAGAATCGCATCAACCACCGAGAAGCCGCTGTACTGATTGCGGTAGTAGACGTGGCGGGGGAGGCCGGGGAAGGTGACGCGCAGGCGCTGCATGCCGGCGCCGAAGCGGTAGCCGCCGAGGAAGGCGCTGCGGAATTCGCCGGATTTTTTCAGGGGGTCGGTGGTCTGACGACCGGCCCGGATAGCGCGCTCATGGCGCTCGGAGTAGCCGGCCAGGTCGCGCTTTGCGGAGTCCGCATAAACGGCGCCGTAGCGGGAAAACGCCTCGCGCTCGAAATGGCCGGGCGCGAACGTGTGATGCCAGAGTTTGTAGGCGGCCTCCAGGGCCGTGCGGTTGGCCCGGGGGAGGGTCTGGCGGAGTTCGCGCAAGGGTGCTGTGGGGTCGATGCTCATTTTTCTGCCGTCTCGGTCACTACGTAAAGGGGACGCCCGACCCGGCGGGAGAGTGACCGGGCCGGGCGTCGGCGGGCACACGGGATAGGGCACTTATCCCGGTTGGCACTGAGGCTTACGTCGAGATGTTGCCGAGCAGGTAACCACAGCGGACGTTCATGATGTCCTCGTCGGTGTACTGGCGGACGCGGACGACGGTGGACCGGCGGTTTTCCGCGCGGTAGCTCTCGACCAGGTTGTTCTCCGGGCAATCGCGGGTCCAAAGCCAGGTGCGGCCGAGCTGCGGGACCGCGACGCTGCGGCCGATGTGGCGGAGGAACAGCATCGCGTATTCGTCGTCCCAGACGTCGGCGCCATCGGCTTGGGCGCGGCTGCGGAAAACACGGTCGATACCGAGGATGCGGGCCAGCTCGGCTTCCTGGAGTGCGAGTTTGTCATCGATCTTCGCGCGGGCGCCGGTGCCACCGCCGCGCTTGGCGTTGATGGCGCTATTGGCCTCGATGTGGCCGAACACGGTGTCGGAAACGGCCAGGCAAATCTCGATGCCGGCGGGCAGGGCGCCGCCGACGTTGGCCAGGAGGGTGGCCACGGTGTCTTTGACATCCGTATAGGGGTTGCCGGAGTTGTCCCACTCGGTGCCGACGTTGCCGGTGTACGACGCGAAGGTCGTGCCGTTGAAAACGATGCCGGCGATACGGATTTCCTGGAGGAGCTGGGAATTGAAATACAGGTTGCGGGCCATGTCCAGCTCGGCGTCGAAATCCTCTTCGACATCCGCTTCCTGGCTGCTGTCGACCAAATCCTCGAGCCCGCGCTCGTGGCAGGCATAGCTGTGGCTCGCGGTCTGGTAATCCATGCGAGGATAGCCGGCCTTGGGCTTGCGGATATCGTCGGTGGGCCGCTCAAGGCGCTTGTCCAGGTCGGGAATGCCGACGGTGTCTTCCTTGTCGCGAGTGCGAGCCAGGGGGAGGATTTCCAGACCCATAAAGTTCGGGCCGATGGTGGTGACCGGCTTTTCCCGGAGCTCGGCCGCCAGGTCGGGGCGGGGAACGGCGTCGGATTTCATTCTTCAGGTACTCCTATGTTCTGCTTTGCAGGCGGCCGTCTTCTTTTTTCCGGGGGTGGTTGGCCTCCACCGGGCCGGGTGCGGGGACCCGGTGGAGGCCCGTCTCCGGGGGGGTATCGATTACGTGAGCGAGACGATTCCATTGGCTTGCAGGGCGTCGATGAGGGCATTGATCGCCGTGCGGTTATTGGTGGTCGCGGTGCGGACCGCGGCTACGTCGGTCTTGATCTTGGCGAGCTGGGCGGCGCTGGAGGCGATCCAGGTCTTGGCGTCGTCCGAGACCTTGCCCACGTCGGTCTTGATTTTGGCGAGCTGGGCAGCGGAGCTGGCGATCCAGGTCTTGGCGTCGTCCGAGACCTTGCCCACGTCGGTCTTGACCTTGGCGAGCTGGGCCGCGGTGGAGGCGGTCCAGGTCTTGCTGTCGTCGCTGACCTTGCCCACGTCGGTCTTGATTTTGGCGAATTGGGCCGCGCTGGAGGCAATCCAGGTCTTGGCGTCGTCCGAGACCTTGCCCACGTCGGTCTTGACTTTGGCGAGCTGGGCAGCGGTGCTGGCAATCCAGTCCTTGGAGTCGTCGGAGATGTTACCGACGTCGGTCTTGATTTTCGCGGCCTGGGCGGCGAGGGAGGCCACGCCGTTTTTGAGCGGGGTTTCGCGGGGGCGGCCGACCAGGAAGTAACACTGCTTGGCGGAGAGGTCGTCGGCGGCAGTCTGCTGAATTTGGTTGTCCACCGTGATGGTGGTTTCGAATTTGGCGGCCGCGTCGGCCACGTCGGTGAGATTGACGACGCCGAGGACGCGGTCGCCGACGGCCGTGCCGGTGAGCGAGAGCGCGCCGGTGCCGTTCTTGCCGAGCTGGGCGAGGGCAATCACAATATCGGGCACCGCGCCGATGGCGGCCAGGGTGGTACCCGCGGCGCCGCCGGTTGAGTCGGTCAGGTCCTCCTGAGTCTGGGAGGTCGGGGCGGCCAGGGTCGTGGCCGGCGTGCCGCCGGTCGAGTCGGTCAGGCTGTCCTGAGTCTGAGCGGTCGGGGCGGCCAGGGTGGTGGCGGCGACGCCGCCGGTCGAGTCGGTCAGGTCCTCCTGAGTCTGGGCGGTCGGGGCGGCCAAGGTCGTGGCCGGCGTGCCGCCGGTCGAATCGGTCAGGCTGTCCTGAGTCTGAGCGGTCGGGGCGGCCAGGGTGGTGGCGGCGACGCCGCCGGTCGAATCGGTCAGGGTGTCCTGAGTCTGAGCGGTCGGGGCGGCCAGGGTCGTGGCGGGTGTGCCGCCGGTCGAATCGGTCAGGGTGTCCTGAGTCATGGCCGAGGCGACGGTCGGATCGGAAATCAGCGATTGCAAGGCCATCAGACTGGCGGCGGTAGAGGGCAGGATTTCGATGGCCTCGCCGCTGCCGCTGGCCGCTTCGAGGGCCGTGCCGAGTTTCTCGCCAGCGACCGTGTCGTCGATTTCGCCGGCGGCGGCGCCGTAAACGGCCGCTTCGGCGGAAATGGCGCCGGCCGAGAGCACGCGGAACGTGCCGGGGGCGCTCCAGAGCTTGACAGACGCGTAATCGTCAGCATCGACCGTTTCGCAGAAAATTCCGATCGAATCCTCGCCGGCGCCGGCCAGAACGGCCTTGCCGGTGTCGAGTTTGGCGCGGCAATAGGCGGTCGAGCCGCCCGTGCCGACCTGGAAGGTTTTCCAGCCCGTGTCATTCTGTACGTTGGCCATTTTTACGGTCTCCTGTGTGGAGGGTGTCTACAGGGTATGGGTTTTGTTCGGTGCGGTTCCTGGTTGGTTTTTTTCGGTGCTTAGCTGAAAAACGCCTGGTAGTCCGCGGCGCGGGTCTTGCGCAGCTCGGCCCAGGCTTCGGACTGGCTTTTGCCGGCGGCCACGAGATCGGCGTGGGCCTCGGGAATGGGTTTCGGGGCGGCCGACTTCGCGGGCGCGGGCGGGGCGGCGGCGCTGCGGGTATCGTCCTTGGCCAGGGGGTCGGTGTGGCCCTCGGTTTTGGCCTCCAATTCGGCGACCTTGGCGGTCAGGGCCTGGATTTCGGTGGCTTTTTCGGCCAGGGCCGCGGTTTGTTCGGCGATTTTGGCGGTCAGGGTAGCGGCGCCGGCTTCGAGGGCGGCGACGTACTCGGATTCGGCGGTGATCTGCGCGATAGTGAAATCGGCGCCGAATCGCTCGGTCAGTGCGGAGATTTGGTCTTTGGTGAGCATGGTGGTCTGTTCCTCTGCTGAGTTTTCCGGGTCTTCCGGTTCGCCGGTTGCGTTGTTCGCAGATGCGCTCTCTGTATTGTGGGCGTTTTGTTCGGTGGGGGGTGAAATCTGATATTTTTCGGGCAGGGGCGGGAGCATGCACAGGGCGAGGGTGTCAGGCTGCCAGACGCTCAGTGTGGGGGCGGGTGCGTAGATGGCATCGACCAGGCCCAGGGAGAGGGCTTCGTCGGGGTCGAGCCAGCGGCCGTTGCCGTTGCCCTCGTCAAGTAGCGCGGTGATTTCGGTTTCGGTTTTTCCGGAGCGCCGCGCATAGAGGGCGATCATGCGGCCAGTGACTTTTTTCTGATCGTCGAGGATGGTCTCCAGATCGTTGGCGTTGAACATGCCCCAGAGCATGGACAAACATTTGTGGACGAGGTACAGGGCGTTTTCGCTAATCATGCGCTTGCCGGCATCGGCGGCCTGGGCGATGACGGTCGCGGCGCTGGCGGTCTGGCCGTACACGCGGGTGGTGATTTCGGCCCCGATTTCGCGGAGGGAGTCGTGGATGGCCAGGGCGTGGTCGGTGTAGCCGCCGGGGGAGGAAATGTTGACGGTGATTTTCTCGGTTTCGAGGGCGGCGAGGGCTTTCAGCTCCTTGCGCATGGCTTGCTTGGTGAGCTTTTTGGCCTCTTGCCAGGAATCGGCGTCCCAGTTGTACGCGCCAATGACGCCGTCAATCTCGATTTCGACCGCTTTGGCGGATTTTTTAGCTTGCGCGACGGTCATCCACGGGGATTTACTCAGAATCGTTGCCATTGTCGGAGGTCTCCAGGTCGGTGAGGAGTTGCACGCCGGGTGTGATCGAGGCGACCATGGGCAGGCCGGCGGCTTTTTCGGCCTCGTGCTCGATTTTGCGCTGCGCGAGGATGTCCATTACGGTGTGGCCCTGCTGTTTGGCCCAGGCTTCTTTGCTGTTCACGTTGGCCGCGACTTCCATCATGTGCGCCTTGAATGCCTTCTCGGGATCGACCTCGATCGGGGGCGGCAGGGTGATTTCGCAGGCGTAGGGGGAGCGGTCGAGACCGGCGGGAATGGAGAGAATACCGCGGCGGAGCAGGCGCTCGACGCGCCGGCGGTACAGGGCGCGGGTGGCGGCGGCCGGGACCTGCCACCACGAGAATAGGACGCGCTTGCCCATGAGCGAGGCCATGCGATTGCCGTAGTAATTGGCTCGGCTCCAATCCTGCAACACAAATTCGAGCGGGAGACCGGCGGAAAGGCCGATGTAGCGGCAGACCAGGCGGACGAAATTCTCGAACTCGTTACCCGGGGATTTCGAGTCCACAATCGTGATGTCCTCGTCCTCGTTGAGGGTGATTCCCATGCCCGGGAACAGCTCGAAATCGGGGCGGACGTCGGTGGTGTGAGATTCGCCGCGGGTTTCGGCGGCGGAATTCGAGGTGCCGAGGCGGCCGAGCGGGGAGGTGCTTTTTTCCTTGCTCTTGTGGATGGCGATGCCGAAAACGCTGGCCATTTTCTGCTGAAACAGCTTGTAGGTCATGATTTGCTCGGCCATGCGCAGGTGGTGGTACGAGGGGAGGAAGGCGGAGGCGGCGCGATAGTCGTCGAATGACTCGGGCCTGTAGCAATGCAGGAAGTGGGTGGCGGGGAGAAACTGGAATTCGGAGCGCTTGACCCGGCCATAGCGGTCGCGCGGGGAAACGTAGTAGCCGGCCGGAGCCACGCCGGCGCCGGTGTACACGCCTTGGTGGACCTGGATGCCTTCCGCGGATTGGTATTTTGCGGGGGTCGCAATCTTAGGGGCGCTCACGCCCTGGATGGCGCCGTCGGCCAGGCAGAGCAGCCCGGCATCGCCGTGGCCGAGGACCGAGCGAAGCAGGACCTGCTGATATTGCCAGAGGTTACAGATTTTGCGGGCATCGCAGAGGGCGGGATCATCGGCCCACTCGGTAAAATGGCGGGAGAGCTCGCCGTCGAAGGTTTTGTCGCCGGTGGCGGGGATGGGGCGGAGACCGGTCGGAGGAACGGTGTTGACCACGAATGTGTTGACCAGGCCACTCAACAGCGGGGCCTCGCGGACCATGGTGTCGAAGGTGTCGACCATGACCTGGCGGTCCCAATAGTTGATTTTTTCTTCGAGGGTGGAGGGGTCGTTGGGGAGGGCCCCGGATGCGCGGTCGTTGCGCAGGGGGCGGAGGGTGTCGAGGAATTCGACGCGCTGGCGGGCGAGCATGCGCGCGGCCTGCCAGGTCGGGAACGCAGAGGCTACCCAATCGACGGTGCGGGCCAGGAAGGTGGGGTCGCGGCGGCTAGTTGTCATCGAATGCGACCTCCCAGGCGCCACGGCCGTCGGTGCCGGCAGCTTCGGCGACCTCTATTTTCAGCTCGGCCCGCCAGGCACGGAGTTCGCGGAGGTGGGTAAAGGAAAATTGTTGGCCGTTGACCGTGACCATCTGCCCGCCGGTGATCAGGCGGCTAATGGCGGTCTCGACCTCTGTCAGCAGCTCGGCGGCTGTGGCCATGGCAGGACGGGCCCCGTTAGTTGAGTCGTTGCGACGAAAAACACGCGTGTCTCAACTAGTGGGGGTTTTGTTCGGTGGGAAGACGGAAAACGGAATAGGGGAAGAGATCGCGCGGAGAACGTGTTGCTTCTCCGCGCGGGCTAGAACGATGCAGATATTGTCCCTCGCGGTATAATATGGAGATCCGGACAATTACTTGTTGGCCGCTTGGAGGCGCAGTGCGTCCGCCTCCGTGATGATGCGGTACCCATGGCATGATCCTCCGCGGTCGTAATAGCACCATTCCTCGTACCCATCGAGGAAATAACCCTGCGCATCGCAGTACAGTGTAGCCTCCGCCCCGCATGACCGATACTGATTCACGTTCGTGCCCTTTAGATCCCCGTGATCGAGCGAGACCCGCGGCAAAACAACTTCTGCCGACCGCACTCTGTCGCGGGGGTATGTTTGTTCGATGGATTCCCAACGCATTTTGTGCTCCTTTTTTTTGTTTTTTTCTGCCCGTGCCCGGCCAGCCCTCGGCCAACCAGGCGATGGAGACGGACGGGCTACCGCCCGCCGCTCATCTCATTGTTGGGGCTACTCATACTCCGCGCTTGCGGCTCCACCCACGGAACGCCAGCCATGCGGAACAGGTCGCGCTCCTCGCGCACTAGCACGGCCACGCCGTCCCGCGACAACATCCCGTCCGCGCTTTTGTAACCGTTGCGGACCCATCCGCACGCCAACACGCGGTGCGAGTACTCCGCGCTGCCCGTGCGGATGGCGTAGATCAAGCCCCAGTTTTCCGCCGTGGCGAAGAAAAGATCGAGTGCTATCCCGTCCGGCAGCTTCCGTTGTGTGTACTTGCAAGGCAGTTCGCCGCGCACCTTCGGCCATGCGCTCACAATCGGCGCGATGCCGGAGGCGAACAGGCCCACGTCGTAGGGCTTTGGGATCGCCACAATCTCGATGTCGCCCACGTCGGCCTTGCGGCGGCGGATGCTCCCGGCAATCTCGATCCGGTCGCAGTGCGGCGCAAGTTGCGCCTTCACGCGCTCGGCGATGGCTGTTGCTTGGTCAAGTTTCATCGTAACCTCCAGAAGCCCCAACAAGAGGCAGCACGGTACGGCTACGCCGCCCGTGAGCTTGGTCGTTATGCGGCCCTGTTTCTGCGCTCGTGAACCGCCACAACCGCTTTTCCTGCTTCTACGACTTCATTTTTCAGGGCCGCTAACTTCTGCTCCAGACGCGCCACATCATCTGTCCGCAACGAAAGCCACGCCATGCTTTCGCGTTCCAAACGCTCCCACGCTTTTTCCGGCGTCGTGAAGTGGGTGTTTTCGTATATCTTCTGTCCGTCTGCGTCTTGGTGCGGGTACAGCCCTTGCGGGCACTGAACTTGCACGGCTTTCCATTGCTCAGTGTCGGCCCGCCACATAACAAGTGGCTGCCCGCATTCTGGATTTGGGTAAAACTCGGCATGCTCACAATTGCAGTAGTGCATCGCTAACCACTCCATTCTACGGACTCACTGCGTTCGCCGCAGATGTCCTTGTTGGTCACCTCCTGCTGTTGCGGAATTCCGGGTGGTCTGGGTAGCGGGGAAACATGGGGCAGCCGTCGATTTTCGACCAGCGGGCCGGGCCGGCGCCGGTGCGGTGTTCCAGCCAATAGGTGACGCGCTCGGGGTCGGGTCCGGGGCCTGAGGGTAACGCGAACCCCTCACGCTCGCGGCGGGCTCGGTCGGCAGCATCGAACAGGCGCTTGGCAGTGGCGTTGGTCATGTATCTGGTGATAACTGAAGACATTACTCATCCCATCCTTTCGGTTTCTGCCCGGTCACGCGCGGGCCGGGCGGGGGTTTTGGGGCGCCGATTTCGCGGAGCTGCCCTTTGAGGGCCACGCGGGCGGCCAGGGCGTATTTCGCGCAATCGAGGTAGTGATCGGGGCCGGTTTTGCGGATTTCGGTGCGTTCGACGCCCCGGGAGTCTTTGACCGTGACAGACGAGGCGCCGAGCATGTGACGCTGAAATTCGCGCGAGACATCCACGGGCAGAATCCAGTCGGCCTCGGAAAGTTCGAAGCTGCCATCGTCCTGGCGCCCTTTCTCGAACCGGCGGAACAGCTCTGCCTTGAAGTACTGGTCGTTGCAATTCAGGACCTGGACCGGGTGGGGGAGTAGTTTCGAGCTGCCGGGGTAGCTCTCCCAGGTGGTGGACCGAATCATGCCGCTGCGGGCACTGCCGGTAATGGGGACGATGAATTCGTCCTCCAGGTGCAGGTTGACGACCTCGTCGGAGCGGTATTCGGCGTCCGGGAACAGGGCGGCGACGGCGTGCTGTGTGCCGTTTGGCGACTCGTAAGTCTGTTGGCGGATCGCGTGCAGGCCGGCGAGGCCCTCGGTTTCGATTTTGCCGTGGTCGAGGAGGTAGTTGCGGGTCGCGGTGAGAGCCCAGACGGTCCAGAAATGGCAGCGTTTGTGGATGTCGGCGGTGGCGATAATGATGCAGGGGTCGTCGGTGGGGAGCTGGCCGCGCTCGTAGGTGTCGCAGTGGTGGGCGATCAGGGCCAGGCTGGCGTTGTCTTTGACGCGGCGGTAGGGGCGGGCCGCGTCGGAGTTGTCGAAATCCTGGCGGGCCTGGTCGTCCTCCTGGCCCTCGACGTACCGGGCCGCGGTGTTGCCCCAGTCGTTGTCGGTCGTGCGGGCATACCAGCCGGGCAGGTGGGTCGAAATGTAGGGGGCGCCCGGGTTGCGCGGGTGCCAATCGCCGCGCATGACCATGGGCCAACGGTGACGCTCGGGAATGAGCTGTCCGCAGTCGCGGCACTCGTACCGGGTGTTTTCGCGGATGCGGACCTGCCAGTCGCAGAGTTCCTCGGGATCGTCGCCGATGCCGCGCTCGCGCTTCGGGTAGCGGAAGCGCTCGATCTCGATGACCTGCCAGCCGGGGTTGCGTTTGCCGTCCTCGTCGAACGGTTTGTCGCCCCCTGCGCAGTGCGGGCAGGGGACGTAGTACTCGTGATAGGTGCCGTGGATGAGCGATTGCCAGCCGTCGGCTTCCTCGGTGGTGGGGGTCGTGCCGTCCATGATGCGTTTCTGTTCGCCGAACGATCCGGTACGACGGCCGACCAAGCGGAAGGAGTTGGCTTCCTTCTCGGTGGCATCGCGCCACTTGTCGATTTCGTCGCGGGCCAGGTTCATGATGGGTTCGCCGGCCATCTGGGCGGGAGAGCCAGCCCAGGCAAGGGTGATGTTGCAGGTGGTGAGATTGTACTGGTAGAGGGTCCAGTCGTGCCGATTGCCGGTGAGCAACTTGCGCAGTTCGGGGGAGTCCTCGAAAATCGGCTGTATGTGCCGACGGCTGCGGCGGGTGACGAATTCCTTGTCCGGGCCGGAGTACATCGAGGGGCCCGGACGCTCTTTGGCACACCAGGCGAGGAAAATTTGCACGAGTAGGGTTTTCCCGGTCTGGGTGGCCCAGATGTTGACCACGCGGATGAAGTGCTTGATCGCCCGGACCGGGAAACGCTGGTACGGATCGAGGCGGAGCTGGCCAGGGCGGGCGGTGACGCGGTGGGATAGCACGACCGTCTTCTCCGCCCACTCGTCTACCTCGATGTCGTCCGGCGGGTGGCCGGCGCCGGTGCGGTGTTCCAGCCAATAGGTGACGCGCTCGGGGTCGGGTCCGGGGCCTGAGGGTAACGCGAACCCCTCACGCTCGCGGCGGGCTCGGTCGGCAGCATCGAACAGGCGCTTGGCAGTGGCGTTGGTCATGTATCTGGTGATAACTGAAGACATTACTCATCCCATCCTTTCGGTTTCTGCCCGGTCACGCGCGGGCCGGGCGGGGGTTTTGGGGCGCCGATTTCGCGGAGCTGCCCTTTGAGGGCCACGCGGGCGGCCAGGGCGTATTTCGCGCAATCGAGGTAGTGATCGGGGCCGGTTTTGCGGATTTCGGTGCGTTCGACGCCCCGGGAGTCTTTGACCGTGACAGACGAGGCGCCGAGCATGTGACGCTGAAATTCGCGCGAGACATCCACGGGCAGAATCCAGTCGGCCTCGGAAAGTTCGAAGCTGCCATCGTCCTGGCGCCCTTTCTCGAACCGGCGGAACAGCTCTGCCTTGAAGTACTGGTCGTTGCAATTCAGGACCTGGACCGGGTGGGGGAGTAGTTTCGAGCTGCCGGGGTAGCTCTCCCAGGTGGTGGACCGAATCATGCCGCTGCGGGCACTGCCGGTAATGGGGACGATGAATTCGTCCTCCAGGTGCAGGTTGACGACCTCGTCGGAGCGGTATTCGGCGTCCGGGAACAGGGCGGCGACGGCGTGCTGTGTGCCGTTTGGCGACTCGTAAGTCTGTTGGCGGATCGCGTGCAGGCCGGCGAGGCCCTCGGTTTCGATTTTGCCGTGGTCGAGGAGGTAGTTGCGGGTCGCGGTGAGAGCCCAGACGGTCCAGAAATGGCAGCGTTTGTGGATGTCGGCGGTGGCGATAATGATGCAGGGGTCGTCGGTGGGGAGCTGGCCGCGCTCGTAGGTGTCGCAGTGGTGGGCGATCAGGGCCAGGCTGGCGTTGTCTTTGACGCGGCGGTAGGGGCGGGCCGCGTCGGAGTTGTCGAAATCCTGGCGGGCCTGGTCGTCCTCCTGGCCCTCGACGTACCGGGCCGCGGTGTTGCCCCAGTCGTTGTCGGTCGTGCGGGCATACCAGCCGGGCAGGTGGGTCGAAATGTAGGGGGCGCCCGGGTTGCGCGGGTGCCAATCGCCGCGCATGACCATGGGCCAACGGTGACGCTCGGGAATGAGCTGTCCGCAGTCGCGGCACTCGTACCGGGTGTTTTCGCGGATGCGGACCTGCCAGTCGCAGAGTTCCTCGGGATCGTCGCCGATGCCGCGCTCGCGCTTCGGGTAGCGGAAGCGCTCGATCTCGATGACCTGCCAGCCGGGGTTGCGTTTGCCGTCCTCGTCGAACGGTTTGTCGCCCCCTGCGCAGTGCGGGCAGGGGACGTAGTACTCGTGATAGGTGCCGTGGATGAGCGATTGCCAGCCGTCGGCTTCCTCGGTGGTGGGGGTCGTGCCGTCCATGATGCGTTTCTGTTCGCCGAACGATCCGGTACGACGGCCGACCAAGCGGAAGGAGTTGGCTTCCTTCTCGGTGGCATCGCGCCACTTGTCGATTTCGTCGCGGGCCAGGTTCATGATGGGTTCGCCGGCCATCTGGGCGGGAGAGCCAGCCCAGGCAAGGGTGATGTTGCAGGTGGTGAGATTGTACTGGTAGAGGGTCCAGTCGTGCCGATTGCCGGTGAGCAACTTGCGCAGTTCGGGGGAGTCCTCGAAAATCGGCTGTATGTGCCGACGGCTGCGGCGGGTGACGAATTCCTTGTCCGGGCCGGAGTACATCGAGGGGCCCGGACGCTCTTTGGCACACCAGGCGAGGAAAATTTGCACGAGTAGGGTTTTCCCGGTCTGGGTGGCCCAGATGTTGACCACGCGGATGAAGTGCTTGATCGCCCGGACCGGGAAACGCTGGTACGGATCGAGGCGGAGCTGGCCAGGGCGGGCGGTGACGCGGTGGGATAGCACGACCGTCTTCTCCGCCCACTCGTCTACCTCGATGTCGTCCGGCGGGTGGCCGGCGGCCGCAAACGTCTCGAGCATGCGGGCGATTTGCCAGGGGGTGTGACGGCGGTATAATGCGGAGTTGCTCACGGCAGATAATCCTCCACCTTCGCCGTCAAGAATTTCTGCTCCAACGTGCGCAGGGCGGACACGAATTGCCGCTGGAGGTAGTCACTGATAACGGCCGGGTCGTCGAGGGTGGCCAGTTCGGCGGGCAGGCTGAAACAGAGGCTCATGAGATTCGTGCGGGCGGTGCTCATGGCCTGGCCGATGATTTTGAGAGCGTCCGATAGCTCGACTTTCGGGCGGAGGCGCTGGTCGCGCTCGAAGGCCTCGCGATCAACTTTGAGGAAAGTTTCCAAAAGTTCCTTGAGGGATTTGGCAATCAGAAGCTTATCCCGCGGGGCGGCGCCCGCATAGGCGGCCGTTGTGTCCTGGACGAGTTGCGCGGCTTGGTCGCGGGCCTCGAAAATCGAGATGTCGGACGCCGGGACGGTTGCGCGGGGAGTCGCGGCCTCGGCAAACTCCGCCACCGCGGTGGCGCGCGGGTCTGGTTTCTCCAGGCTCTCCATGTAGCCCTGGAGGCGGACGGCCTCGGAGTTCTTGCCCTGGTCGATCAGCCAGTCGAAGAGTTTACCCGCGTCCCAGAGATAGCGGCGGCCGTCCGGCTGGCGCTTGAACGGGTGTTGCTGGTGTTTTTTCGAGCACCAATTGCGCACGGTGCGATCCGTCACGCCAGTAATCGCCGCGACCTGAGTGCTACTGAGTTTGCGCGGATCGGGCCTCAATGGAACATCCCTCCTACCCAGGTGGCCAGATGCAAGAACGCTGCCTCGTCGGTCAGGAGCACATAGGCCTCGTGGTGGGTGTTGTACGCCATGTTGCCCGAGCCGACGACCGTGTAGGTCAGGCCGGACGCCATGTGCAGCCCGATGGTTTTGGCGTGGATTTTTTGAGCCGCCCACCGAAACCGGCCGGGATATGCGCGGCCGACAGCCTCCAGGTGACCGTACACCTCGCCGCCGTCGCCAACCCGGGACATCGCGTCCGACAGTACCACGTCCGCCAGTTCGATGGCATGGCCCCGCAACAGACTCTCCAGACCGCCGACGGCCTCCTGGCTCAGGTTATACGTCGTAATGACCGCGCGGCGACAGTGGCCGTGCCCGAGCGTCGGATCGCACAGCACCGGCAGCCAATGCCAGGCACTCATCGCGGCATCGGTGGTCACCACAGCGGTCTGACCCCGAGACGGGACGACCTCCCGGAGGTCCTCGGGCGACCGCACCGACCCACAAATCACCCCTTCGGCATCACCGAAGAGCGTATCAAGCACAGTTTGCACGCTTTACGCCCTTTCCTAGTAACCGTTTTCGTTTCCTGTTTGGACTAGGAAACGAGATTTCAGAACATTAGACATAGAAACAGACCGGGGGCGCGAG